ACAAGCAATCCCGTTGTAACAGATTTATCTAATTTCAATCCACGCACCCCGGGTAGGGTGCGACGATGACTTATTATACCATATAGCGCGATAGTTGTAAACGCATAATTTGTTAACATTTTAATTTTCGTGTTCATATTTTATCGTGCCCATGTACAAGACGATATATCACTATTTTACAATGATAATATATCACTATTTTACCACATCAATAGGTGCATTATTGTGTTAATACAGTAATATTTTACTATGATAACATTTAACATATTAACGTAATAATATGTTACTAACGCGCCAAAATTATTTCAATCCACGCACCCCGGGTAGGGTGCGACATAATTTGGGTGGCGGCCGACGCTAAGGAGATCAGCAAAATGAAGGTAAAAATCAAAGGCAGAGTACGGACGGATGGACACGTATACCGGCTATCGGATGAGACAATTATTAGGACCTACGCTGACAATGACTGCCGTAGATCAGACGTTGCAAAGATGTGGTTAATGTTGCAAAATTTTAGCGACGATCTTGAGGACGTCGCAAAAAAATGTGCAATAGTATATAGCAACGACCTACCTATACAAGGCATTATGGATATTGTCAACATGTTAATGGCATTTGCCCACCAAATTGAGCATTATGCGTGTATGGACATCTTAGCGTTTGACGAGACATCAATGGCTCCTACTGATGTTATAATTTGCACATCTAATTATATTATTAGCATTTTGGACGAGTAATTTTAATATGTCCGGCGAGAGTACACCCTCTCGCCGGACATAATAAAAAAACAATAATGTTTACAATTTGTTAATTGCCAATTCACAGATTGTTCACATTTGAAGGGAGGTGATATAGTGGAGACTAAAGATAAAATTTTGGATTTAATTGATAATTATATACACAATATTATCGCAACTCAAATTGATTTTTTAAGTGACCTATCAAATATTTGGGCTACAATTTCCCCCGCCCCACCTCAATCAATAAGTTATATCAATAGTCTGCTATATATTAAAGACGTTAATACTATATTTACAGACACAATTCTTAACCTAAAAAAAAAAATTGAATTAAAAATGAAGGAGAATAAAAATGCTTAAAGAAAAAGAAATTAAAAAAGTAATTAAACCTTACGGATTTACAATGATAAACACTTATGAAGATTACCTAAATACAAATACTGTTAAATGTTATTTGGCAACAAAAAACTTCCACGGATTTGAGTGTAATGTCAACATTGAACGAATAATTAAAGACGACGATTTTGGTTACTCACTTAGTGTGTCTGAAATCAAATTTAAGTAATTGTGATATAAAAGGAGAATTTGAAAATGCTTAAAACTGTTTATGATGCAAATGTTGCTATTGAAAATTATGATTTTAAAAAGCTCGTTGAAGTTGAGAATCAAACCATCCAGATTTTAACTATTAAATTTGCGGGTAGAGATGAATCGGGCTTCAAATATTGGGGGTTGTGTAAATATCCCGAAGATATTGAAAATAAAAATTTTTTTAGATTGATGTTTCCTGTCGCGTTTAACCGACTTGTAAATGAGGCCATTAACAAAAAGCAAGTCAACATCGACAAAGTTAATGAAAATGTTGTTTTCAAATCTGCAATTTCCTCTAATGGGAGCATCTATTGGAGTTACGAATTTATTTAATGAATCTGTTAAGCGGGCGGTTAAGCCGCCCGCTTTACTTATAAGAAAGGTGTTGTAATTTATGTCTATTACCGATGAAGAATATATTAAAATGCAAGATTTATTTATAAAAAAGCGTCTAAAATTTGTAGAAAGTATGCCGTTTTTATATTTTACAGATAATGTTACGATTAAAGCAAGACCTATTTATTCTCAAATTTTTGGGACCAGATATTATACAGACCCTAAAATATATGTTTCTGAAAAATCAAAAGAAAAGGCATACTATAGAATGAAAGAAGAAGTTGAAGCAAAAAATTATGGTGAATATATATTATTTAAACGTGAAGAAGGATTTAGAGAATACGTAAAAAATGCTATGGGTCGATATGCTGGACTTACAATTATAAATTATAATAAATTAACAACGGAACAAAAATTACTTGTTCTTTTTAACACCGATATTTTTAAGGTAATAGGGTCTCCAGATAAAAATACAATGGGTGACGTATTTGATGACATCAAAGGATTATTCGATTGGGCAAAGTCTCAAACAAAATGACGTGATATTTGTAGCAGATTTTGAAACATCAAAAAATGAAAATAAAACGTGGGTTTATTTATGGTCTGTCTCACCACTTAATTCAGATATTTTTTATAACGGATACGATATTGCGTCATTTATAAAATTCATTCGCGAACATACAGGTAGATATTATTTTCATAATGCAAAATTTGACGTGTCATTTATCATATCATTTTTATTAAAAAACGGTTTTATTTACAGTGAAAAGAAAACACCAAATTCTATTCAGACTTTATATTCTGGAAACGGGAATTTTTATAGTTGTAAAATTAACTTTTCTTATAGTGATAAAAGAAATAAAAAAATAAATTCGTCAACTATACTTGACTCGCAAAAACTTTTAATATCGTCAGTTGAACAAATAGCAAATGATTTTAAATTACCTATTAAAAAGTTAAAAATAGACTATAATAAAGTAATATTGGAAAACTCTAAAATAGATAAAGAATTTATAGAATATGTAAACCGTGACGTAGAAATAGTTAAGATTGCGTTAAAAGATTTTTTGCTGTTTGGTGACAAAATAACAATAGCGTCTAACGCGTTGAATAGATATAAATTATTAACACAAGATTTTGAAAAGTTATTTCCTATTTTATCGTTCCAAGATGATGAATATTTGCGAAAATCTTATAAGGGTGGTTTTTGTTGGAAACACCCTAAAATAAGAGACGTCGGAAAAGGATTAGTTTTCGATGTAAATTCTTTATACCCGTACGTTATGTACACAAAATTATTGCCTTGCTATAAACCTATATACGCAAAAGGCGAATTAAAATTTATGGATAATTTTCCTTTATTTATACAACATATAAAAATTTCTTGCCATATAAAAAAAGATAAAATACCTTGTATACAACTAAAACATAACTTTAGATATGCAGAGAACCAATATTTAGACGAGATAGATTATCCAGAAGATTTATATGTTACAAATATAGATTTAACGTTAATAAAAGAACAATATGATATAGATTATATTGATTATATTGACGGTTATTATTTTAAAGGTAAGTATAATTTATTTAAAGATTATATAGACTATTTTATGGATTTAAAATATAACGGCAATCCATCCGAAAGAGCTATTGCGAAAAGGTACCTTAATAGTTTGTACGGTAAATTTGGGAAAAACCCAGTGTCAACAAGAAAAATACCGTATATTGAAAACGATATCCTTAAATTTCATACAACAGACTTAGAGATATCAAACCCGATATATGTTGCTATGGCGTCGTTTATTACTTCTTATGCCCGTGAAAAAACAATAAGAACTGCACAAAAATTTTATTGTGATGATTTATCAAAAAACAGATTTATTTATTCGGACACTGATAGTATACATATTTTAGGACACGAGATACCAGATTTAGATATAGACGATAAAAAATTAGGGTATTGGAAGCTAGAAAATAAATTTTATAAAGGGAGATTTATAAGACAAAAAACATATTATGAAATTTCTGGAAAAGAACATACTATAAAATGCGCCGGAATGTCTGATAAAATGAAAAGTAAACTTTCTTTTAAAAAGTTTACGGAAGGTTACACAGATTTTAGGTTAAAACAAAAACAGCTTGACGGTGGAATTGCATTAGTTGATGAAATATTTACGATAAAATAATAAACGCAGTAGACGAGGGTTACCAGCCCCGAAGGCACGGTTTTACCCGTGGTACGCCTTCTTAATCGTCTACTGCGCCACAATTCCCGTAAAGGGAGATTGTCAAAATAATTCCGCAAACAACATTACACTATTTTCATTTTCATATTTTATTTTGTTTACCTCTAACATACCTTTTAAAAATTGTAAAATTTCTTTTGTAAATAATTGAATATTTGGCGAAAGCATTTTTATATCTTTTGTGTAAGATATACCATTTACTTTAGGTGTATCTGTGACATATATAAATTTATTTGTTTCCCAAACCGACACACAATTCATATTGTCTAAATAAATATTACATAAAAATGACATTTTCTTTCTATCTATTAAATTACCGGAAAAATCTTGTAAATAAGCATTACCTTTGACATATTCATTATATAAGTCATTTGTTTTTATTAAATTTCCAAATCTTGTATTTTCAAGAGTCGTTAGACGTTCAGTGTTTGCTTTTGCTTTATAAACAACGTAATCTTTTCCAAACGTGTATTCTTTGTCGGATACTTTAATGTTAAAAAATTCAAAAATTGGGTTTGTGTTTGAAATAGTATTTCCGCACAATATCATTATTGTTTTATCTTCGTTTCTATCTACAGTTATATATAGTTCAGACAGCAGTAAACCCTCATCTTTAAGGTATTTTTTTGTCGAACCGAATGGTATTATACAATCATCATAAAAAATATATTTATACCCAAAAAAATCATTATCTTTTAATGTTATAGAAGTAGATAACGGTATAAACACACCTGCTTCTTTACCGTCTATAATAATTTTATTTTTATTTTGTTTTATATCGTGTGTAGGATACTCATAATATGCTACTTTTTTACCCCAACCCACAGTGCGCTTAACATCTTCAACGGTCCTTTTTAACACGATAAATTTATGACCGTCATCTATAAAATTTTTGTAAAGTAATTTAATGACACCATAAGTTTTTCCTGCATTTCTATCAGATAGCAACACGTTAAAAACTCTTTTGTATCCTAATATTTTATTTATATCAATATATTTATTTGACACACTCATAAATTTTATTCAGCATCTCCAAAATAGTTTCATTAAATGATTTTTCTTCTGTCTTTAGACAATACTTAATTGCTTCCGCAATTCTTTCTTTATTATTATACATATATTTGGCGGTTGGGCTGTATGAATGAAAATTTATTTCTACCAACACAGGAATTAAACCGAGCTCATACGGTTCTCTAATTTCTCCAAGACCAACAACAGGGTAATTTGATTCTGAAAATCCGTCTAATACAGATTTTGACCTATTAGATTTAATATCACAAAGATTATCTAATGTTTTAACAATTTTTTCAGCAAGTTTTTTAGATTCTGAACTTTTAGGATGATAGTAGCACACACAACCAGTACACTTTTTTTCCTCTTCAAACGCATTTGTGTGTATAGCGATATAGTGAGTACACCCCAGTTTTTTAGCTTCTTCTGGTCGACCGCTATAATCATTATTATTTTCCACAGACGCTTTAATATAATTATTTCCGTCAGCAATTATAGTGGCAATTTCTTTACAATACTGTTTTTCTGTGATATTATATTTTACCCATTTATTGTCGTGATTTGCATATGCAAGATAATATTTATTCATTATTGTCCAACCTTTCCACTAATTTTGTTAAACTCTCTGAAATTTTGGTGAGTTCTGTACTCATATTATTAAATACACGATAAACTATAAATACAAGCAATCCCGTTGTAACAGATTTATCTAAAATGTTAATAATCCATTCTTCCATTAGTCAAACCTCACAAATGCGTTATTTGTTGTAGTGTCTCCACCTTTATACACTATTGTTAATTCACCAAACCATGTCCTTGATGTTAATCCAGAGGGAATTGTAATAGTTGTCGCGCCTGTTCCCGTAGCGGAATCATGTCCAATCTTAAACGCTCGCATAGCGCCGGATGATGTCATTAAAACTAAAGTTCCAGACGCACCTTCCCAGAAAGAAGAAATATATATTTTTTGTGTTTTATATATTCCTGAGCCCGGACCTTCTGACGGCAACAAAATATTAAGGGTGTCAATAGGGATATTCGTCGTGATATAATAATTATAATGTGCAGAAGGTATTTGCCAAGTGTCTGTGGTATCTACTACCACATATTTTAGATTTTCTAAACCATTTATTTTATCAGAATACCCGTTAACTTTAGATTGAAGACCAGTAAACTCTACTTGCAAATCTCCAAGCGTTTTAGTAATACTTTCGTCATAATCTTGTAAATTTTTAATATCAGCTTTAGTTGCTATAATTTCATTTCCTTGTGTGGATATAATACCAGACAAGGATTTCACATCTGATTTTACTTGAACCATATCTGCGCTTAATGCTTGTGTTGCACTTTCCAAAACCGATACATTATTAGATATTGATGTTATATTTTGATTTATTGTGACTATGCTTGAATTTATAGTTGTAATTTTTGTGTTTATAGAATCAATATCATTTTTAATTTCAGCGAATTCTAATCTGTATGCTTCAAGTGTATCTGATATTCCGTCAATTTCCACGCTAATACTCTGAATTTGAGTTTTTATATTCGCAACGTCTGTTTTCAATGCAGTAATATCATCTGCATTATCGTTAATTGCTGGAATAAGTACATCGTTTATAAAATCTACATGTCTTTTAAGTAATCTTAAAACTGTATAAACATCTTCTTCCCATATAGTTGGCAAAGTACTAACAACTTTAGACATTAAAACACCCCCATAAACAAATCTTCAAATAAAGTTGCATACCAATAATATATTTCTTTTAATTCTTGCCTATCATTAAGCGCCTTAGAATAATCATAAATTTGTGTTATTGTGTATGATTCATTATCTGTATAATTATCTAATCTTTTATTGGTAGTAGATTTTGTTTTATCGTTAGATTGTGTTGATACACCAGTCTCAGAAATACACATATTTTCTGATATATTTCTATTGTTAATATTAGTGGCATATTGCGTAGATGAGGTTCCAAGTACACTTTCGGGCGTATCCAAATATCTATCACCAATATTTCCAGTTTTCGTTGTATCTGTATTGTGTGACGTAAGACTAAAATCTATTGTTTCGTCTACAGATTCTGAGCCCGTATCCGTTATAGTTCTATCGTGATTATTTTTTCCATCTTTAGTTGTTTTACTACCGATAAAATTATTGTCGTAAAAGACATCTAAAAGTTCGTTTAATTTTTTAAGGTTAAGAAAAAATAATGCTGTGAACTGTTGCTTAAAATACCACGGTGTTTCAATTCCAATTTCTCTATATCTATACATATTCAAAATTGTATTTTGTAATTCTTCTTTATCACCGATCAAATTTTGTGGGTGAAGATTATAGTCAAAATCAAACAGATTCATTCCGTTGTCCAGTAGTTCCTGTAGCACTATTGTATACTTCGCCTTGATTTCGTTCATTATTCATCACCTTTTCCATTTGAGACTTAATAAAATTATCTGTCACTTTAAGATATGGTTCGACAGTCCAACCATATTTTTTATTCATTTGTTCTGCCGCATATTTACGCATATCAAAAGAGGAAACAGCATTCATAAATAAGAAATCATTATATGAATTAACCTCATCTAAAAGTAATCTCTCACGTTTTTCGTATGTTTGAGCTCTAATACCCAAAAATGAACAAAATTCTGCTATCACTTGATTTTTTAATAGAAACAAATCATTTGCAAAATAATCAATTTTAACTTGCATAAGTTCAAGTGATTCTTTAATTGCATCTTTTGTTTTTTCAGAGACCATAACAAACGGATTATTTTCTGATACTTCCTTAAATAAATTTTTTAGTGTAAGAATAGTTTTTTCGGACGCTTTAATAATATACGGTCGTTTTATAGTATAAATTTGAGTGTCAATAGCTCTATCTATTTCTGTTATAATTTGGGAATACCATTTTACAATTTCAAACGTGGGTGACGACGAATAATTATTTCTAACTAAAACCCCGTTGCCGTTTACAACATCAACATTTATTTTTTTCCAAACATTATAACCAAATACGTAAAAATATACATATTCAAAATATACGTTTAATTTTTCGACAGGTGCGGCAGGCAGACAAAGATAACCAAATTCATCATCATCATACACTACCGCATAACCATAATAGTATAAATTGCGCTCCAAAATTCTTTCTGGAATTGTTTCTGGCAAGCCTTTCCAACCATATTGATTTAATGCAATATTTTCATACCGTATATAGTTTATATCATTTTTCACAATATTCTTTATTTGTTCTGGAGTTTTCTTCACAAAACTATTCAACTATCACACCTCAGCATTTTCATTTGTATAATTATAAAGTCTAAAACGTCCAGCTGTATTTGAATTATAATGCCATATCCTTACTCCATTTTCAAATATATTTCTAAGTTTTTCATAAGCGGCAACAGACAAACCTTCATTATCCGGAAAATTTCTATCGACATTAAGACCGTTTAATTTCAAATAATTAAAATAAAATCTCGTGTTAACGACCGGAAATTTAATTTTATTGCAACTATATCCAAACATATACAAATAGTCATATATTGCTGTTCTTACGTCGTCGGCGCAAGTAAATTCTGCCTCTAATAATCTTCCACCGCTTAAAACGCCATAATCAAAATTACCGTCAGAATTAGATGTCTGAAATGATTCTATCGCATTTTTAGAATCTTCAACTTTTGCATTTTCGGTAGCTATATTAGAGACACTGCTCACTAAACTTTGTACACCTTTTACAGCAGAAAATGGCATATAAGCAGGATTGATAGAAGTTAAAAAAGCTCCAGAAGCCATTGACGCAAACGTATTAAATAAAGAAGCAAAATAACTAACCTGTATTTGATTTTGATGTGACGCAAGATACATCCCGTCCGTATCAGTAAGTGTAGGAAGTTGAGAAAAACTATTGTCTGAAACACCATAGTATTTTACAGAATCTGAGCCATAAAAATCTGTTTCGTACATACCATAACTATAAAGCAAATATGACACCGTTCTATTCGCAGAACCAGATATATAATAATTTATCGAAGAATTAGAGTTAAGATATTCGTTTTTAATGTCAATTTTTTGGTTGTGAGAAACAAAAATATGTTTGTAAAACTGAGAAGAAAACATTTTACTTTCATTTGCTATATCTCTAACCGATAAATACGAATAATCGGGTTTAGTTACACTACTAATTTTTTTCAAAGAAACATATCTACGTTGAGGGGAAGAAGTATAAATAGATATACAATCTCCTATACCAGAAATATTTACAGAATACAAAAAAATATGATAATTTCCTTGTTCGTCTGATGATAAACCTACATTAGATATAGAGTTTGGTAAATACGGAATAACATAAACATTTTTTATATTTACGTTTGAGACATCGTATCCTTTACCGTCAAAATTAGACGCTGAAAAAGATATATCTTTATTATTTCTGTCATAAAACAATTTACCGTCATAAGTCCAAGGTTTACAATATATACTAAACGAATCTTCTGTGACATATAAAAACAATACATAGCAGCACTCCATAACTCCAGCTAAAGTGCTTTGTTTTACAGTATTTATAGAAACAGGATGTTCTAAAGAGACATTAAAACCCTCGTCAGTGTCAGACCATATTGGATTTCCGTTAGAATCCCATCGATTTTGATGTTCTCTAACAACATAATTATTGCTAAACGACCATTTAATATTCAAAGGATAAGTGTTCCAATAATCAAGTTCAATATCCAAAAAACAAGATGTAATAGTGTTATACCTTTTATCTGTCACAAAGAAAAAATAATTATAATCTCCATTACTCACAAAAATATAATTTGTGTTTGAAATAATATCGCTATCTAACGCATAATTAACAACAATATAACTATCATTCTTCTTCACATATTGGAAATTTTGAATTGTGGCGACAGCTTTACTTGTAAAATATGTAGTCTGTTGATTTGATGTTTCAAAATCTATCACATCTTCATACCTATTATTGAAATCAACTTTACAAAGTCTAACTGTCGCCATAATTCACACCAACCTTAAATAATATCAGTAGTAGATTTAATATCGGGTTCCGTAGTAGTCACAGTAATGTTATTTCCCGGCATAACAAACGATTTAGTCGAAGTTACATCAAGCGTAATATATGCACTATCTTCACCTGTGACAGTATCAGTATATACAATATATACATTTCCAGACGTAGGAGCAGTAATATTGATTACGGTACCTTCCGTCGCAGAAGTTTTATCGGTTGTTACACCGTTTACTGTAATAGTATATTCGAATGTGTTATCGTAAATTCGTGCTGCATTATATGCATTATAATATGTAAATGCATATTTCAAATACATAAATACATTATAATAGCCACCGCCTACAGGAACAAGAATAGAATTACTATTCATAATCTGCTTATGGATGTTAAAGAAATTCCTGTCTACACAAAGAGCAAGAGTTCCATCCATAATAGACCCGAACGGCTGTTCCTCGTCAATAACGAGAATCTTATCTCTAATTTCCACTTCTGAAATATTAAAAGCGGCAGAAAGAGACTTAACCCCCATTGCATTAAAAACAGAAGGTCTAACAAGAACAAAAATATCGTCGTTAAAGCTCTTGTTAATTACACCATCTTTATTATATTTCTGAGAAGGTCTACTAAAATTAAAAACCAAATCCTTAATAGTTTGAATAAGATTGTCAGAGTTTTCCTTAGAAGTGGGTGCGGCAAGACCAGTAGAATAATACGAATTATTCAAATACGCCTTAGAACAAAGCTCTTTACAAGCCAAATACAAATCAAGATTTGCAGAATTAGGAAGCACAGATGTAATCTGAGAAAGCACTTGATTCATATTGGTAATATTTAGAAATGCGCTCCTTGCCTGCGCATCAGAGACTGTAATTCCGTATTCTTTTTCAAAATTAAACGAGTTATAAGAGGATGATACAGGTGGTGTTTTTCTGGAAAGTGAAACAGCACCATTATCGTTATAAGTAGGCGTAGAACCGTCGATAACTCCAACAAAAGTTCTTTCAATAAATTCGCCGACAGGAACGTCAGACTTAAAAAACGGCTGAAAAGGATTATCGTCTGCATTATATTTAGTAGAATAAACAAACTGTTCAGAAATTTTAGAGAGCATCCCAAGAAAAGCATTTGTATCATCTTGATTCAAAGTCTGGCCAAGATTATAAAAATTCTCTTTTGTAATTTCGGGCATTCTCTCATCCCATCCAAGATGCTGAGCAATACCATTCAAAACTGCATAGTTAATAGGCATAATTTTCAAATCCTTTCAAAAATCATTTTCGCAAGTTCTTCAATAGGAGTTTCTTTCTTTTCATCTCCATTAGCGACACCCATCAATAACATACCGTTAGTTTCTTTAAGTGTTTCATTTCTTGCTTTAAGGTCTGTAATTTGTTCAAGTAGATTATTCACCTTAGTTGCAAGCTCAGAATTTGCTTTTTTAAGTTCGTCAATGATAGAATCTTTTTCATTAAATTCTTGTTCATTTTGTGACACATTTTCGTTTTCATTTTCCATTTATATCATCTCCTTTATTTAAGTCTATCATAAAAAACATTAAAAATTGCTAATAATTTGTAACTTAATTGTAAACAATTTTTGGTGCGAAAACAGGCAA